AATCCAAAGTTCTTTAAGAAACCACGGCGACTCACTTGAGTTCTCCTAATGCCTCATACAATGATTCAAATTCGGATGCTTCTGTAACTTCATTACGGAAGTTTTGTTTGAATTCAGTCTTAGCAATACGTTTGATAATCTTCTTAGGAATCTTAGAGTTCTCATGTGATAGGTCTACGATATCTTTAATAGATTCATTCAAGGCTTGTATCTTATTCAAACAAACAACAATCTCCTCAATGTTACCTTTGAGGTCTTTTAATTGTTCTTCATCCAAATCACCATAAATTGTAGTAATCTTATCTACCATATTAACCTCCAAAAGAAGATAGTTTAACTTCAACAGCGATCCAATAGTCTAGGTCAACTTTTGTGTTACCAAATGATGCCAAACCTTTAGAGGAAATTTCAACATCATAATGACCAGGAATCATTTTAAAGTTATCACGCAAGAATACGGCTTTGAATGGTTCGCCATTACCATCACCAACTTCAATAGAGTTAGTATGTGATGTGGGATTACCATCTTGTCCTATTGTACAGGTGGTTGCATAAATTTTACCACCATCAGATTCAAACACAACGTGTTCTGATTCTAGAATGGCAGCTGACTTCATAATTGCTTTGTAGTCTTCTTCAGATAAAGTAAACTCAGCATCTTTAGAAGGCAATGCCAATGTTTTATCAGGTGCAGCCACGATTAGGTTCTTGGCAGCCTTACGATACTTAATTTTAGACTTACCAGATTTGAAGATAACGTTTTGGTCATCAAACTCCAACTCTGTAGCATCATTGATTGAATATACAGACAAGAATTGATTCAAATCATAGATACAAAAATCATCTTCAATTTGATCCTGTAGTGTGGCCTTGGCCAATACAGTCTTGTTTGTAGACATGGTTGTTAGTGTCTTACCTTTTTTAAATTCAATACCTGAATTAATAGAGGCAAAGTTTCTCAATACGTTTACCGTATCAGCGGATAGTTTCATCATATAACTCCTTCAATAATATTTTCAATTATACTTGATCCAAATGATTTTGTCAAGCAACCATACAAATTATGTTTCAAATCTTCCAAAGTTCCGTCATTGTAGATTTTATAATCAATATCTCCACCAACCCAGGAGGTTTCGGAAGAATGTATCTGATTATCATTTAACCATCTGACGGCCGAATTATCACCATGATTGGCTTTAATAGCAATATCATACCAATGCGGATCAGGTCCACGTTGAACTTCAACCAGTATTCCACCTTGTTGGTGTATGAAATTCATTTCATTGGGAAAACGAACATCTGTAACAACATAGTTTTTACCAAAGACCATTTTCTTTTTCATACTAAGAATCCAGAAATCTTTATGAAATACATCTCTAACAGATTCTGTACCCAACAACTGTAATACTTTTCTTGGTGAAATAGAGTAACCAAACTCTTTAGACCAAAAATCGTCAGGTTGTTCACGCCATTCACGAGAATCTTTTGTGTCACCTTCTAATAGATGTCTAGGCCAATCGAACATGACAGCAGCCACATCTTTAAGGTTACTTGCAAAGCTAAGGGAGGTGAAACCCATATCCTCTAGAATTTCACCTGCTGTGCCTTTTCCTGAACCAATAAATCCAAGAACACCAACTAACATATTAAATATCCTTAATTAAGAATTTCCAATCCTCAACACCATAGATTTGCGGAAGAAATCCCATAATCTCCCATGCAATAATTCCATTATTTGAAACCATTAAGAAGTGTTTTGTAATCTCATTCAACTCATCAATGAATTGTTGTCTCTTTACTTCAATTGTATTTTTTCCACTAGGAGAACCTACGTGTACAATACAATAAGATTTTTTTCCGTATTTCGCATAGTTACGAATGGCATTCATTACGAAACGATATTGATATCCTTCTTTAACAAGATACCCATACATATCTCTTTCATCATCATAACCACCAATTACATATTCTTCGGATGAATGATTGTCTAACCATTGTTGAGCTTTTACTGGACTGTAAAATTGAAACTTTTTAGGTGTATTGCAATCTGTTATGATTGTTTGAACAATTCTATCAATAGATTGTTTTTTGCGATATGGACAAATTCTCTTTAACTCTTTGCGAATTGCGTCCTCAGAATTTTTCAAAAAACCGTTATTGATTTTTTTAACACAAATTTGTTTAATATCAATTTCTGCATTTTCTTTTTTAGGTTTAATTTCATTCTCAGAAATTTGTACGTCCCATTTTACTGATTCGTTTTCAACTTCAAGTACTGTAAAGAAATACTTTTTTAAACCTAATTCCATCAAGGCACTTAAACGGTTAAAACCATATACCAATTCATAAGGCTTGTTTGTTTTTCCTTTTCTTTTGATAACAGCTGGAGGTAACTCCGTCAAATCAATTCCAGGTGCAAACGAATGTATTAAAGATTCTACGTGAGCAGGATCCGAACCTTCATATCTTGAATTGTTTCCACTATCATCAATATAGATTTGGTTAACTGCAAGTAAGATAGTTCCAGTAACTTTTACGCCATATAAGTTTGAAAAATCTGGTTTAGCTACCAGGTTAACATCTACACTTTCAACATCCATTAAATCAATCATAAAAAACTCCTATTTTAACTAAAATAAAATGATATACTCAAAACACTTTCTAAAGGTAAAGAGTATATCGCACAGTATAATCACTAAAAATTAATGATTATTACATCTCTCCAACGTAATTAGCAACTGCTGGCATATCGCCTTTGAAGTGATATGTACCAATGTGGTCAGTCTTCATCCAAGGGCACAGGTGAATCTGACCACCAATCTTACGCCACATTTGACAGAACATATAATCTTCTGATAGGTAACGGTCAGAACCACCACCAGTAATCGAATCAACGGTATCAATAACTGTATCAAAGAAAGCATGAATGTAACGTGTGCCATCAAAGTGTGCTTGGCCAACGTGGTCTGGTTTGTAACGAATCTGTGGATATGCTTCTTCCATTTTAGCAAACACTTCACGTTTAACCAACATAAAACCTGTACCAATTTCCATAACTTCTAATGGTTCTGTAACAGAGAACTGTGCAGTACCTTTAACTGGATTGAACACATAGTCACCAGTAACTTTCTCTAAGTCTTGTGGATTGATTTGTGGGTTCTTCTCTACGGCTTTCTTAACAGATTTCCATTTGATGGCTTTCTTAGGATAAGGACCACCAATAACATCTTTGTCTAAGGCTAGTAATGCAATAACATCCTTAGGATCAAAATGAATATCTGAGTCTAAGAACAATAGGTGTGTACAATCAGAACGATGGATGAATTCATCAACCAAATAGTTACGAGCACGTGTAATCAAAGATTCATTGAAAAGAAATGAGAATTTCACTTGTACCCCGTATTGCATACAAATCGCCTGCAAGTCTAAACACGCCTTAGCATATAGACCATGATTCATACCACCATACATGGGAGTTGCAATGAATAAACTTTTCTTCTGTAATTCTTCTTTCTTAATTGAAATTTCCATTATCTCTCCAAAATATAAACGAAAAAAGGGAGTCCAACTGAATGGACTCCCTTTTTAGACTGCCTTTAGATTAGGCATTGAAGCTGTAACCAGCTGCAATTGCGGCTTGAACCAACGCTCTAGTTGGTTTACCCATACGGTAAGAAGCAACTTTAGAACCATCTCCACGACTAACTGTGTTAGTGTAGATTACATGACCTTCTTTACGAAGTTCTTCAATACGTGCTGACACGTTTTGAATTCCGAAACGTGCACGTGCTTGTGCAACGGTCAAAGTGTTGTAGCCTTCAGATTTGCTCAAGTAGTTGAGGATCTTTGCTTTTGCGGATAATTTAGTCATAATAACTCCTAATAATAAAAAAATAACGAAATCTTGTTTTAAACAAGTGTTGTAAGTATAACATAGTTTCTTACATCTGTCAAGCCCTATTTCTAGGAACTTGATTATTATCTGCCAATTTGTGGCAAATTTGATGCAATGGAATTAACCTTCCTTAAAGTCAGGTTTAATTTTACCATGGCATCTTTTTTACATCCATATCTAATACCATCAATAATAACGGGTTTAGCGGATGGATGGTTCTCTCCTCTCGGAAGATTCTCTATTGTTTTTCTTCTATGTTCTTCAGAAAAAACTTTCTTTCTCATAGAATTTGATATTTTTTTTCTTATATCTGGCGTCATCTCTGTAGGTTTTCGGCCTTTTAGAGAATCGGATATTTTCTTTTTTTGTATTTCAGTTCTAAAACCTTTGCTTTTACCGGTTTGAGCTTTTGAAATTTTTCTTAAATGTTCTTCAGTTTTAATTTTACCTTTATTGGACGAAGATATTTTTAATTTAGTTTCTTTTGAATGTTTTTTTCCTAACCAACTTTTTAATCCAAATGTTCCTTCACCACCTTTGGTCATATTATAACCATACTTAAATGAATTATATTCTTCAATAAAATAAGATTCCATTTTATTCAAACAATAATCTCTATCTAAAGATTGATATATTACTTCCCATTCAAAATTATTCCAGCCATATTTTTTTATGGCTTTATGTAAAGTTTGTGTTTCGCATTTATTTTTACTATGACTCTTATGTTCCATTTTTCTTCTTGGCCAATTTGAATCAAATCCAATATAAACTTTTCCGTTTATATTATTTGTGGCTTTGTAGATAGAATAAATATTCATTGCTGGCATTCCTTTTCAATGTTAGAGTAGGTGCAGACGGCAATCTGGCGACCTACACTTATTTATAGTTTTATCTACCCACCTGTCCTAGGTATTTTTCTTTAGCCTGGTTCCAGTCAAGATATATTAAATCATCATAGAATAACGATTCGTAAGAAACCGTATTCTTTTTCTTTAACATGGATATACGGCCTTTAGCGTATTTGGACTTCCATAAATTCGCCAAGGTTTCGGTAGAGTTGTCAAACAACTTTACCAAATCTTTATCACCAATCTCTTTTCTCAAATACTCATTCGTATTAGTATATAGTGGGGAAAAATAAATTCCACGTTGGTGTTCGGTACGAATGAGGTTCTTAGGTATACCAAGTTTGCTGTATGCAAAGTTTAGTGACCTATTCTTATGGTCTCTTTTAAGTGGAAGGCCTTGTTGATTCTTGGCTTCCCACCATTCAAAGTATTTTCTAGGATGATTCTCTTTAATCCAATCAAAAATCATTCTAGAGGTAGAACGTTTAGGCTCAAAGGCAACCGATCCACTAGAGAATCCCATCTTGTTCCAATGATCCAAACCATCATACTGAGACAGACCATTAGATTTGGTGTTACCATATAAAGAGGTTGTAGTGACGCCAACAAGTGTATCTCCATAGCGTTCCTTCCAATCTTTTTCTACTGTGTCTGACAAACATAATAGTGCAAGTAGTTTACCGCCCATGTAATTGAAACCCAACGGCTGCAACGGAACGATTGTAGAACCGATTGCTGTATGATTAATCATATGTTGTTGTGTCTTTACATCCCTAGACCAACCAATTGCATTATCTCTTGGTGTCAAATCTAGAAAGTCGGAACTAATACAAATGACACCGAGGTATTTATCGGTCTTCTCATCAACTACGGTATAAAAAAGATTACGACCAATATTAGAATTGTTCTTCATTGTAGAAGAAAAGGTCCTG